GATATGTTAAAGGAAAAATTTGAGGAGTTTGTAACCGAATCAGGTTTGGTTGTAGAAGCTGGCGATCCTATGCCAACTGTTTCCGCATCCGTTATTCCTGGTGGTGGATCCGCACCCGCAGGACAATCCAAAACTGAAGTCAACTCCAAAGCAGGAGCTGGCGAAGGCAAGGGTTCTGTAGGTACAGATGCAGTCAACGGTTACGGCGCTCAACAGTCTATCACCGACAACGGTGGTCCACGTCCAGATGGTAACGATGAGGGCGAGGATAATCCTGGCGCTAAAGCATCTGCTCCTGTTGGTGCTAAAGGCGCACAGAGCGATGGTACTGCACAGACCGCTAACATCAACGATGCTGGTGATCAGGGTAAGACTGTTACTGTTGGTGCTGATGCAGCATATGCTACCAGCACTGGTCCTAACGTAACATATCCCATCAAGCCTTCCTTTGAGTCCCTTGATATGAGTGCAGACGTTGCAGCACTCACCGAAGGAACCGAACTTTCCGAAGAGTTCAAAGAAAAAGCAACGACAATTTTTGAGGCAGCAGTCAAGTCCAAGCTCTCTGAAGAGTGGAAGAAACTCGAAGAGCAGTTCGAGACTCGTCTCAATGAGCAAGTAGCTGAAGTAAAAGCAGAACTTGCTGAAGAAGTTGGTGGCACCGTTAAGTATGCTATCACTTCATGGTTAGAAGAGAACCAAGTCGCAGTTGATCGCGGCATCCGTAATGAGATCACTGAAGATTTTATTGCTGGACTTAAAAATCTCTTTGAAGAGCATTACATTAATATCCCCGACGACAAAGTTGATGTTGTCGAAGGATTGACTGAAGATCTTCGTAAGATGGAAGAACGCCTTGACGAACAGGTCAAAGCAAATGTGAAACTTCAAGGTCGTCTTGATGAGTCTGCAAAAACTGTAGTTCTGAACATTGTTTCAGAAGGTCTGGCAGACACCCAGAAAGACAAATTAGCTTCTCTCGCTGAAGGCGTAGAGTTTGAGACAGAAGAGAAGTTCGTAGAGAAACTAAAAACTCTCCGCGAGTCATACTTCCCCTCGGGTTCTGCTCCAAAGGCAGAAGTTACCGATGAAACTCCAGTAGAAGGCGAGGAGGTATCCCCAGCAATGGCGGCTTATCTCAACGCAATCAACCGCTGGAATTCCTGATAATATAAATCCCTTTTCAAAAAACAATCGGAGTAAAAATGTTTAACGCAGAAAAACTCCAGGAAAAGTGGGCACCTGTTCTTGGTCACGAAGGCGCTTCGCCTATTGGTGACAAATACAAGAAAGCAGTTACCTCTGTTCTCCTGGAAAACCAAGAAAGATTCCTACGCGAAGAGCGTGGAATGCTAAACGAAGTTGCAGTTAACAGCCTCGGCGCTGGTACTGTAACCCCTGCTGGTTCAGCACTGGGCAACGCTAACACTGCAGGTCTTGCAGGTTTCGATCCCGTTCTGATCAGCCTCGTCCGTCGTGCAATGCCTAACCTGATGGCATATGACGTTTGTGGCGTCCAACCAATGTCTGGTCCTACTGGACTTATCTTCGCAATGCGTTCCCGCTACGAGAACCAAGGCGGCGAAGAGGCACTGTTCAACGAGCCTGATACTGGATTCACCGCTGGTTACGATGCTAACCAGGGCGACTACACCCCACGTACTGGTGCTGGTGTTGGTGGCGATTCCGAAGGCAACAACCCTGCTCTCCTCAACGACGCAGCACCTGGCACCTACGAAGTAGGTCGTGGCATGTCTCGTGAAGATCTTGAGCGTATGGGCGAATCTGGTCGTCTCTTCCGCGAGATGTCCTTCAGCATCGAGAAGACCTCGGTAACTGCGAAGTCCAGAGCACTCAAAGCAGAGTACACCCTAGAACTCGCACAAGACCTCAAGGCAATCCACGGTCTTGATGCAGAGCAAGAACTAGCTAACATCCTGTCCAGCGAAGTTCTCGCAGAAATCAACCGTGAAGTCGTTCGTACCGTCTACACAGTTGCTAAAGTTGGTGCTCAAAACAACGTAGCAACCCCTGGCGTATTTGACCTCGACGTTGACTCCAACGGTCGCTGGTCTGTTGAGAAATTCAAGGGTCTGCTGTTCCAAATCGAGCGCGATGCAAACGCAATCGCACAAGAGACTCGTAGAGGAAAGGGCAACTTCCTGATCTGTTCAGCTGACGTTGCTTCTGCACTTGCAATGGCAGGCGTACTTGACTACTCTTCAGGTCTTAACGGTGCTGGTGGTCCTTCCATCGGTCAGGTTGATGACACTGGCAACCTTTCAGTCGGTACAATCAACGGTCGCATCCGCGTCTATGTTGATCCTTACGCTGCTAATCTCTCTGACAAGCACTACTACGTTATCGGTTACAAGGGCACCTCGCCTTATGACGCAGGTCTCTTCTACTGCCCATACGTACCCCTCCAGATGGTTCGCTCGATCGATCCTAACACCTTCCAGCCCAAGATTGGCTTCAAGACTCGTTACGGCATGGTCAGCAACCCATTCGTCACCACCAACGGTGCATACAACGGCACCCCCGATGGCGAAACCCTCACCGCAAATGCGAACATGTACTATAGAAGAGTACAAGTTATCAACCTCATGTGATCCATCACTTCAGGTTTTTCACAGACCTCCCGCAAGGGAGGTCTTTTTTTGTCTAAATAATTCTGGCTCATATCGGTATTTTAAATGGCGCTGACAGAAGAGCAGCAGCAAAAGTTAGCTGCACAACAGGCAACAAAAAAAGCAACAGAAACACCAACAAATAAAAGATCTCCAATTAAGATTGCTGCGTTGGCATTAGGTGCTCTGGTTGGTGTATCTCACATTGGTCTTTTGGGTTATGTTTTTAGACCACAAGAGAAAGTGCAACCAGTTCCTACGATCAATATTCCAAGAGGACCATATTCATCTTACAAAATTAAAGCTGGCAAAGATGGATATGAGATTGAGTATCGTTCAGATGATCCCAAAGTTTTAGAATCAGAAAGATCTCTTGACCTTAATAAAGAGAAGAGAGGAATGTTTGGGGGTGGCACGGAAAAAAGATTGGAATATCGTCGCGATCAATATACCAGAGAAGGAACCCGTAACCTTGGAGGTGATGCAAACTCCGAGGGAAAGTCTGCGAAACAAGTAGAATGTTTAATCGCGGACGCTGGAGCTCGGTCACAAGGTGCTATGGCGGGTAGTGCTCTCGCTGCTGGTGTTGCTGTTCCTGCTGTGATGAACATACCTTACATCGGATGGTTAGCAGGTGGATGGGCTTTATTGTTAGGTCAGAAGGCGGGATCAGAACTAGGATCTCAAGTAGGACAAGTTTTCAACGACTGCTAAATAGTAGTAGCTTGGGAAGTTGACATGTCTGCCGATTGGTACAAGGAACAGTTAGTAAATAGAAACTACCTAACACCAGTAGGTTTCAAGTTGAAGCTTGAAAGATTTGCTGCAGTAGATTTCTTGTGCCAAGCAGTCAATCTCCCTGATGTATCCGCGCAGGTTACTCAAGTACCTACAAGGTTCAGGGAGTATCCAATTATTGCTGGTGGTGGAGTAACTTATGGTGATCTTCAGCTTCGTTTTATCGTAGATGAAGACATGGTAAATTATTCTTCTATCTGGAATTGGATTCGTGATAACGGAAATGCGGATAGAGATGGAGATGTAGAGGGAGAGGGTTATTCCGCTGGTCAATTACAAATCTCTACATCAAATCATAACGCTAATTTCTTTATCGATTTTGAAAGACTGTTTCCAGTATCTCTAACAGAACTATCATTCGATGCCAGTGTAAACGACATTGATTTCTTTACCGCCAATGTAACCTTCAAGTATACACGCTATACTTTACGTGATAAGAACTTCAGGATTCTATGAAATTTGACCAACTACATAATCGCTTCCAGAAAATTAAGGAAGAGTGGGCACAAGATACACAAATTGATTTTCAATTTAAGAATAAGGAATACACAGAGGATCTTGCAAAGCTTGCGTTAGAGATCCCCTTTCAACACAATAAATACTTAAACCATTACACAGACCTTTCACAAATTAAAACCTCTTTAGAGTTTGAGGTTCGTAGACTTGTAAAAGACAAACGAGAATACTACGGCGGAGAAGCTGACGCAAGAGTATACGCCGAGAAACCGTTTGGGGCAAGTATCAAGACTTCCGAAAAGATGAAAGTCTATCTGGAATCAGATGACGAAATTATCAATCTAGAAGCGAAGGTCAAGTTCATTGACCAAATGTTGTACTACCTAGACCAAGTGATGCGCCAGATCTCCAACAGAGGTTTTGCTATCAAGAGTGCTATTGAATGGGAAAAATTTATTAACGGGAGTGCGTGATGTCTAACATCGTCGTCAAGAAGAAGAATGAAGTTTATCTAACAGTCAATTCAGAACCACACGTACATAGAGAGTTAGCAGACTATTTTTCTTTTGAGCTACCAGAGGCAAAGTTTTTAAAAAGACAACCACGCTTCAGATACTGGGATGGAATGATCCATCTATACTCCCCTGCTACAGGAGAACTGTATAACGGTCTTCTACCACATCTAAAAGAGTGGTGTAAGGAACGCAGGTATCAAATTAAATATGAAAGCAATGATTGGTATGGCGACGTAGAGGAGCCAAACCAGTTAGTATCTCCTGGTGGTGTCAAGGTCTTTATGGATAAGATCTCTAAATATCCACCAAGAGACTATCAGTACAACACCGTTTATCAAGCCCTCAAAAACAACAGAGGATTGTTCCTGTCACCAACAGGATCTGGTAAGTCACTTATGATCTATAGTATCGTGAGGTACTATGTTGCGACAGGTAAAAAGATTCTGCTCGTAGTTCCTACTACTTCACTGGTGGAGCAGATGATCAAGGATTTTAAAGACTATGGATGGTCCGCCGACGAACATTGTCATACCATATATTCGGGCAAAGATAAGAATACTGACAAACCAGTTATCATCTCCACATGGCAGTCTATCTACAAGTTCCCGAAAAGATACTTTGATGACATTGATTGTGTTATCGGAGATGAAGCACACTTATTTAAGTCGAAGTCCCTCACAGGAATCATGACCAAGCTTCACAATGCCAAGTATCGTTTCGGATTCACTGGAACTCTTGACGGAAGTAAGACTCACAAGTGGGTGCTGGAAGGATTGTTTGGTGCATGTGAGAAAGTTACAAAGACTGATGATCTTATCAAGAAAGGTTATCTATCAAACTTCAGGATTAAAGTTCTGGTGTGTAAGCATGAGTATCAACACTTTGCAGACTTCCATTCTGAAATGGAATACATTGTTACTCACAAAAAGAGAAACAACCTCATCAAGAATTTAGTTAATGACATCAGTGGTAATACATTGGTGCTATTCAACTATGTCGAGAAGCATGGTGAACCACTTTACGAACTCATAAATAACAGTGTTGGTAATGAAAGAAAAGTATTTTTTGTACACGGCGGCACTGACATTGAAGATCGTGAAGCTGTAAGACTCATTACAGAAAAAGAAGACAATGCAGTGATCATTGCTTCTTACGGAACATTCAGCACTGGTATCAATATCAGGAGACTGCACAACATCATCTTCGCATCACCTTCTAAATCAAGAGTACGTAACTTACAGAGTATAGGTCGTGTTTTGAGGAAGGGAGAAGGGAAAGACATTGCTACTCTCTATGATATTGCAGATGACATATCTGGTCGTCGAGAAAATTATACACTTAAACACCTCTATGAGAGGATTGCAATCTACCAGGAAGAAAACTTTAAATATGAAACAATAAAAATAGATTTAAGATAAGCATGGAAGAAGAATTTTATGCAACAATAAAACTGGTATCTGGTGAAGAGCTTGTATCCAAAGTTTGCTACATGACTGATGAAGATTCTTTATTAATGGAGAATCCTTTACTAGTTGAAAGAGTAACAACAAAGAAAGCTGGAAAACAAATTGACGGATTCTCATTAAAAGAATGGATTTGTTCTTCTTATGATGATATGTTTATTATTCAAATGGATAAGGTACTAACCATCTCTGAACTAGATGAGAGAGTCAGGTTGTATTACATAATGAATGTAAAAAATATTGACTCGGATGAACCAGAATCAAAAACAAATGAGATCTCTAGAGAGATGGGATACCTAGGTTCTGTAGAAGAAACTAAAAAGAAATTAGAAGCTCTATTTAATAAAAGCTAATATGTCTCTTGAACCCTTACAGAGTTATTCTATTAGGTTTTAGGTCTCTTGTCAAGCTATTGACAGAATTACAGAATTGAGTTATACTGTTGTCAGCAAATAGCAACTAGATGGCAAAGGCAAAGACCGAATACTACGTTAATAATAAAGAGTTCCTCGAAGCAATCGTGGAATATAAACGTAAGGTCGAGCTCGCCAAAAAGAAAGGTAAATCGAAACCGCTTGTACCAAATTACATTGGTGAATGTTTCCTGAAGATTGCCACCCACCTGTCTTACAAACCAAACTTTGTCAACTACATGTTCCGCGAGGACATGATCTGTGATGGTATTGAGAACTGTCTCCAGTATATTGATAACTTTAATCCAGAGAAGTCTTCTAATCCTTTTGCCTATTTCACCCAGATCATCTACTATGCTTTCCTTCGTAGAATTCAGAAAGAGAAGCGTCAACTAGAAATTAAGAGTAAGATCCTTGAAAGATCTGGTCACCAAGAAGTCATGTACACAGAAACCTATGAAGGTGACATGGCTGGTATGAATGCTTCTTATGCAGACATGGGTAGCATCAAAGAAAACATTGAGACAAGAATGAACCGATGACTGTAGCACTGATTACTGATCAACATCTAGACGGTCGTAAGGGTAGTTTGGCATTCTGGAACTACTTCCAAAAATTCTATGATGATGTCTTCTTTCCTACGCTAGAGAAGAAAGGTATCAAAGAGATCATCGACTTGGGTGACACATTTGACAACCGTAAAGGTATTGACTTCAATGTATGGAATCGTGTTCGTACTCACTACTTTGATCGCCTGAATGAAATGGGTATTACAGTGCATACAATCTTGGGCAACCACTGTGTGTACTACAAGAACACAAACTCCATCAACTCTCCTGACTTATTGCTAGGTGACTATGATAATATTCGTGTCTACGATGAGGCTACTACTGTTACTATTGAAGGTACGAAAGTTTGTTTTGTCCCTTGGATCAACAGGGAGAACGAAGCATCGACGATGGAACATCTCCAACAAACAGATGCACAAATTGTCATGGGACACCTCGAACTTGACGGTTTCGAAGTAACACCTGGGCTTAAGATGGAGCACGGACATGATCCTTCTATCTACAAGGACTTCAAACAAGTCTTCTCTGGTCACTACCATCACAAGTCAAGCAAGGGCAACATCACATACCTAGGTAATCCTTACCAGATGTTCTGGAATGATTACAAGGATGAGCGTGGATTTCATCTGTGGCAACCAAAGACAAATAGACTGACTAGAGTCAAGAATCCATATGAGATCTTCAAGAAGGTCTACTACAATGATGTAGATAAAGACATGGTTCTTGACTACACGGAGTACAAAGATACCTTTGTTAAAGTAGTTGTAGAAGAAAAGAGAGACTACTACAGGTTCGAAACAATGATTGATTCTTTGTATGCTGCTGGTGTACATGATATCAAAGTTGTTGAGACTCTTGTGAGTGAGGACGAAACCGATGATGTTGACATTGAAGTAAAAGATACCCTCACACTTCTGAACGAATATATCGATGAGGTGGAGATTTCCGTAGACAAAACATCACTGAAGAAACTCATGAGGAACCTATATATTGAAAGCTGTGAGATGGTATGACGGATGCTGCGTACATATTGACTCTGGTTGACCACCCAGAGGGTGTGTTTTCTATCATTGATCGTATTAGTGGGGATAAAGTAGTCCCCATTTTCGAGTGTCAAGATGACGCAGAACGTTATGCCCTCCAACTCATAGAAGATGAGGAGGCACCTGAATTACAGTTAGTTGAAATAGAAAAGGAACTTATTATTGCAGCTTGTGAGCAAAGAGACCACAGGTATGCTATAATAAGCGTTGATGATTTTATTATTCCGCCAATTGATCCAGAATGATTGTCTTTAAAAAACTCCGTTGGAAAAATTTCTTATCTACTGGAAATGTATTCACCGAGATTGACTTGCTAGCTTCAAAAACAAATTTGATTATTGGTGCTAATGGTGCTGGCAAGTCTA